CTAGAGTTAATCTTAAATCTCTTCTCATTTGAACGGTTGTGATATTTGATGTAACTGAAGAGTGACTCTGATCAATTACTTTTAAAAGTTTACTGTACTTAAATCTTGCTCCATATCTATTTAAGTCAGACGATTCTGCATATTTATTAATATTAGATTGAATTGAAGTAGATACAAAAGATGCACTTGGTGCTAAATTACTATTATAATAAACCTTACTATTGAGTTCAATATACAAATACTTAAGATCTAAAATTTCTGGAACAATTCCAGCAACAGCATATTTTTTTAGATCCCTTTTAATATTTTCTTTGATTAAATTGGGGACAAAATCGCCAATTCTTGGTTTTATACTAATAAAAACTTTTCCATACTGAGGAGGTATTAATTCCTCCCCACCAAATACTGAAATTGACTCTGCTTCTGGGTAAATTTTATTAGGAATTAAAATTTCATAGTCATTTGCAGTTAAAGCTCTGTTTTGAGTTGAATAAACTTGAGGTGCATACTTTCTAACTGAATCAACACTCTCGATTTGTTCACCACCACTTGACGGTAAAGTTGCAGAAATTAATGAAATTCCACTTGTAACCGTATACTGAACAGAATTTCGTGTATAATTTATTGATCCGCTAAAAGTAAAGTTACTGATACCATTTGCGGAATCTCCATCAGTAATAATATATGAGACATTTATAACATTTCCATCTACTAATGCTTTTCCAAACTTATCATCACCAAAAACAAGTTCATACTGCTCGTCTTCAACTTCATTGATAAAATAAATTGTTGAATTTTTGGTTATCACTGACCCAGACTTATCATCAAATAGATTATCTTGTCTTGTATACTTAACTGAAACTGTAGAAAGATTACTTGGTTTTACACTTACTTTCAAAGTGTCTAAGTCAATTCCAGCATTCGGTAAAATAAATCTTTGAAACGGATTTCTAGAAGAATATTCAAAACTCTGATCGATAACTGTGCCCTGATAAACCTCCAAATCATCAAAAGTTGCAATTAAGTCAGTAACAGAAACTGTTTTATCTTCAGTAATACCAAAAACAAAAGATTGCCCTGCAAATTGACTACCCGTTGCAACGACGGGACCTTTTTTAAGTGTCAGTGTGGATGGAGTTGGTGAAATATTTGTTGTATCAACGAAAAAATTAATAGATGCTCGTGAAGATTTCTTTGATCTTGGCAGATATCCAATATTTCTTGCAAGAGAAACTACATTTTCTCTTAAAGTTGCACTATCAAGAAAGACCTCATTTGCAATCATGTTAGCATTGTATGAGGTAATGTAAGTATTATATGCTAAAACATCAAGAATTGACGATAGATTTGATCCATCAAAATCATAATCCGTAAAATTGGAATTTGATTTTAAATAGTCTCTTAAAGTCTGTTTTATTTGGTCAAAATCGAGACCAGTGAAATTTTGAAGTGGCATTTATCGTGTTGGCAGCAAGACGAATTCTAACTGTTGAGGGGGTATATCCGCTCCGATGATTCTGTATATGATAACAACATCAAATGCATTGTTATCGTAGTCTGGAATTGTCTCTACACTTAATAGACTTACTCTTGGTTCATAATTACGAATTGAATTTTCAATCTCATCTCTAATTGTAATAGCAGTAAGATCATCAACAATTTCAAAAAGAGAACGAGTTACATTTGAACCAAAATCTGGATCAAAAAATCTTTCTCCAGGAAAAGTAAAAACAATATTACGAATTGAGCGGGCAATCGCAGATTCATTTTTCAAAGCAATTAGATCATCATTTAAGGGATTAACCTGAAATGACATACTGATGTCTTTAAATCCTTGACTTACCCGCTCTAGAGGCATGTATGATACAAATTCTAACTTATTTATGGGTAATTTTTAACTAAAATTCTGACAGAGGTATTGGCTCAGTTCCATATTCCCAGTCATCATAATCTTCATCATTACGAATTTTAGAATGTAACTCTTTTTGAAGTGAAAAATCATGTTTTTTAGGAGTTTGATTGTCATTTGCAATCTCTCTCAGCATTTTTTTCTCAGTGTTCTCCATTTTTTGCTCCTGATTCGTTAAAATCAGAACTTTTTACGGGGTTGCTATCCCGTTCTTGTGCTGTTTTCCAAAAATATTCATCTTCATTGCCCATTGCGAGTCGTTCATAACTGTTTTCAACCTGATAGTACCGTGTCGAAACCTTAAAATCAGGTGTTTTTGGTTCTTTTGGAGTTAAACTATTATCATAAATGCGTATTCGGTTGTTGGGATAGAGTGCAAACTGTCCATTTTGCAGTTCAATGAGATTATGTGACTTATGTTCTGCAGGATTTTCACTTGTTGCATAGTCAATTACATCTGGATCTTGGTGATAATTGTCTAGAGTGCAGACATATGTGCCTTTTTGAGGTCCAAAGTCGCGTGTATAACACTCATAGTCCATTGATCCAATAAATTGTTTCTGTACTGCAACAACTCCATAGTCCATGCAGTTCCAAAATTGAAGATTTGGTAAATCTAAGTCAGGTTCTGGAGTTTCTGGACGAGCTAAAAAAGCACTAATTGGCAATTTATCATACATTGCAGCATATTCTGGTAAATATGTTTCAAAATAAAAAGCACGTCCAGGAATCGACTTAGCCGATACCCAAACGCCCTTAACAAATTCACCCCAACCACTTTGATGATCGGTTAGATATTCTTTACGAACCCAGACTTCTTGTGAAGGTAGATTAGCGATTAAACATGCCATGTGTTAAGTTTTATTTTAACTATTTACCCTGTCCGCGATACTTTTTTTTATGTCCATTACGAGAGGTTGCTGAGAGAAGTGTTCTTGGCGAGCGACCTTGGCGAGTTTTCTTTGGTGCTCCAGGTTCAAAAACAACCTTATTAGTTCCACCTTTAGCCATTTAAAATACCTCCATCAAATAATACGAGTTTTCTCATGCCCCACACGAATCCGAGGATCACACCAGATTTCAAATCCTGCATCTTTTGCATCTAAACAAAATGAGACATCCTCACCACACATGTCCTGGACGCTACCAGATTCAAAGATTTGCATCTTCGGAGCAAACCAAGGATACTCAAGATTCTCAAACACACCCTTTTTAATCAATACCCAACCAAAACCAGTGTAATCCACAGTAAATGGTTTCTTACGTTTTGACATCGTTTCAACAGTTTCATGATTCATCACTCCACCATTCTTACGAAAATCATCTTCTTCTAACCAGTGTGCGACAGAAGTTGTGTGACCATCCTCAGTTGCATACCAACCAGCAGTAATTTCTTTTTCTACACCATCTTCACTTAATGCGAGATCGCAGAGTTGCCAGAACTTTGAAGTATCAAATACGATGTCATTATCAATCCAAAGTTGATAATCATATTCTAATTTACCATCCCAAGGTATTTGTTTAGGTCCCCTGAGAACATTTGCTCCCAAACATTTACATCTTGCAAAATTAACCATTGATGAGTAATCTTGTGAGATCTGAATACTCATCCCATTTTGAACCATATCAAAGCAGAGTTGTACAAAGTTCTTTAAAAAGATATAAGAACAACCTCTACCAGGAAGACAGAATACAATTCCTTTTCCTCTCATTCGTTGTTTAATTGCATCAATATCCCAAGTTGGTTCTTGTTCTTTTTTTGGAGCAACTGTTTTTACTGTGAATCCTTTAGCCATAAGATTGAATTACCTTCAAAATCAATTTTATCGTTCTATTTAGAATTTGTCAATATGAAGAATTTTGTTGTAGATCTTTTCTTACAAATACCTCTTCATATGATAAATCCTCTGGTTCATAATCTGTTTTCATTAATCCAACAAGATGATGAAATGTATTCCATGTAGCACAAAAATCTTCCTCTTTAATCGAGTGCATCAAACACTTATCTTTTGCATAGATGTGATAAACTTTTTCCATGGAAATTTTTTGGGCGGAATTTTTTTAACCCCAAGGTATATAGACTTTGAATATCCCTCCGGAAAATTTTTATGAGACTGATATTTCTTTCGCGTTTTGTCACCTCTGTAGGTTAGGGTAGTGATCGATTTTTATAACGGCATCGCGCCCCGCCGCCATCAACAACCGCCCGCAAATCACTGCGAAACGACTATATCTACGAGTATAACATAAACGCCCCCCAGTGTCAACCAGGGGACGCACAGTTGTTAATAATCAGAAC